GCTTACCCATCCAATAATATGTTTTACCACCTAGCTTGTGTTTTATCTGTCCACGAGCATACTGTTTGACGTGTACCATTTCGTGTGCGATAGTTAAAACAAGGCGCTCCATGTCCAAACCGCTGTCAACTAACATCACTAGATATTTTGGGCCAACGTATGTAACACAGCCGCGAGTACCTTCAAGTCGCATACCTCGTTTAGTTCGAACATCTAATGTCCACGAGCTATTCTTTAGTTTAAGTTCTTGTTCAAAGAATTTAACTGCCATTCCAATAAATTCTTTAGTAGCTGAATTTTTGATGTTTAATTGGATATCCATCGGTGCCCTTCCTGTGTGTGTACATATTATACAAGAAAAAAGGTTGCCTGAGCAACCTTTTTGGTATTTTCTGTTTCGAGGTATATCCTACCCAATAGTGGCTTACGCCGCTAAAGAATAAACGCTATCGTTTGCATTTACTAAATTTGCTTGATTTACGGTCATCGCCTACCGTGTTGCCGTCTCTACTATCTCGCCACGTCGAAGCCAATACAGGCCCAACGAAATATACTACGGTTTATTAAGTATGCTGGCTATGCCAAGACAGTGACTGGGATACCAAACCTGATCTTTTTACGGATTCTAATATACTTCGGTGGACCTGCCGGGGGTCGAACCCGGGTCCGCAACGCCTTCGCTTTGAAGGGATTACAACAATAACTAACATTGTACAACAATTTTGGACTGTTGTCAACCTGAGGAATGTCTGGCTCCCCCGTGTTCCCCGCACTCTGATGGACCTCACATCCACCCAAACCACTACATGGCTTTACTGCCAGCGTCAGTGTATTTATGGAACTGGAACAGCAGGAACGTCAGATGAACCAGGAATAGGTATAACACAGAGTGTGATAGGGATATCTATAGTAGGGAAACTGATATCAACCAAACCTAGTAATGCTTTAAAAGCAGATACTACTGCTTGGATGAATGTTGAGAAGATCTTGAATACAAAGTTTTTGGTCCAGATAGCAATATCTGTTACGATTCTTATGACATCAACTTCTGGCGCACTTAAATTTGGATTCCATGGAAACAGCCAGTCGAATGGTTTGCCAAAGAAAGGCAAGGTAAACGTCTCAAGAGCTTTGAGTAGATCCTGTGCAGTAACAACAACTTTGTTGTAGGCTAATTTTGCATAGGCAACTAATGCGTCATAAATTTCCTGGTAGGTCGGAGGGGCAAATGCTTTTACTATAAGTGTATATAATATTGAATTTTCTAAACCATCCCAAATCTGTGACCAGGTCGGAATATTATTATTATAGACAGCATCATATAGTTTCCAACCTGCTTTGATTAGACCAATTAAATCCCATATTTTATTAACTACAAAACTCCACAAACTGTAGAATATAGATTTAACTATCTGTTCAATATCCCATTCAGGACAGCTAATGCTACCAAAGAAGGGATGTTTGATTCCTAGAAAATCTAGCAATGAGTTCAATTGATCTTTAGCATTGTAATATAGATTTAACACCGATGCTTTTAGTCTATCATATAGATCAGGTGCAAATAAATCGCTGATATGTAGGTTTAGGATAGGAATAGTAAGATCAATAATCCCAAGTCCCAGTGCCTTCAGGAAGTTATAAATGCCATAAAGTGCATTCCAGATAGGCTGTACATATGATGTCATGCAGTAGTTGTATAGTCTACTCACGGCATCCTTAATGTCATCTAAAACACTGATAACACCACCATCCTTACAGTTGATATACAATGCTGGAATAGCTATACCAACAACAGTGGTTCCGGTCGTAACAGGAATGGCTTGCACAGTTTGAGTCAGCGTTTGCATACTCAATGCTTTGCTGAGATCAATATGTATCGTACCGGCTACCTGTGTTTCGTTTGGAATCATACAGTTATTTAACTAGAGCGATTCCAGTAGTTCCTTCTGTATACTGCTTTGCGGCTTCACCTTTACTTGCTACTATAAAAAAGGTGTTTTTCTTGCGCAAAGTGACAGATTCATCTTTACCTAAAAATACCCAGGGAATCAATCCCATGCCCTGTGCGCTCATAGTAATAGCGAGCGGGCGGCTGATAGTTACGTTCTGCTCATCCTCTGATTCGTAACGGGCGATAATTTCATCACCGTTTATAAGTTTGATACTTACCACGTCACCGTTTTCAAAATCTTTCTTTAAATTTAATAACATATTGTTCCTTTAGTTTTGTTGTACGTATTCTTCCGCCATTGGAAATATTTCAGCTATCACTCGAGCACAGGCAACAGCAACTTCCTGATGTTCTTTCTGTGTACCGTTAGCACTACGTAATTCAATAAAATGAATCCAGCTACGTAATGTACCATTCATATACAAGCGACTTTCAATAAGCCCTTCTGGTAATACAGCACGAGCTTGTTCTTTGGCTATGCCATTAGCGATAGCCCACTCGTACTCTCTTTGTGCGGCATATATAACTCTTTTTTGAGCACGTTCCCATTCGTTTTGTAACAGTTGGTCATCGACTGAGATACTGTTTTGTCTGTTAGTTGTATCTTGGAGTCGTGCTTCTCGCAATACAAACGACAGGTCTTTAGTAGGGTCAGCATATCGCTGACTGAATTCTTGAAAGCTGAAACTACGATGTCTAAGGATCTGTCGTGCAATATCTCTTGTGGTGGTAATTTCGAGACAGGCTGAGACCATTTCGAGTGGGCTCCAGTGTTGGTGTTTGACCAAGTACTTGATGAGCTTGTCTGATGTCTCAGTGTTAAGTTGGTTGCTTGGATTGGACACACGGGCGCAATACGCAATGAGTTCCTGTGCATCCGAGATACCAAGATCTGCAAATTCCTGTGTGGGTTGGCTGTAACTAAGTAATCGAACATTCATTTATTTATAGCTTTTTTTTCTATAAAAATTTTTGAGTTGTTTTTTCAATATCTTTTCTTACACGATGTGTATCGAGTTTAAAATCTATATTATCTATTCGTTCTTCATAATTCCTACACAACTCAGCTAAGTTTTTTTCAAAAGCAGGCCAACCATTACGTTTAGTCTGTGCAGTTATTTTTATTTCCCAAGTCTTACCATCTTTAAAATTAACCAGTACGGTGTGGAGGTACCCAATAGGTACTACGTTAAGTCTAACGTCTCCAAACACTTCCGGCCAATGATCTATGACATCCTTGGGAAGAACTCTTCCCGATTTTGTCATTTGATCACTTTGTTTTTTTCTTAGTTGGTACTAAATCTTCAGCTAATCGTCTAAATTGGGCGGCTTCTTTTGCTAATTTATCAGCTTGACTGCGATAAAATTTTGCCTTATCTTCAGAAGAAGCGTCATCAGAAATAGTCTGTACCACTGGTGTAATTGTTTCTTCTTTAGCTTCTGAAGTTTTAGGCTTCTCAGCATTTAATCCATCTTTTAAAGATAAATCATCTACAGCTACACCACGTTGTTCAGCAATAATTTGATTTAATTCTGAAAGTAAAATCCCATATTGTGGAGTTGGTGTCATTTCAATAGCATTAGTTGGTGCTTTAATCAAACGTCCACTGGCATGTAATGCTGGAAGCATTCTAGCGCCATCAGGAAATTGTGTGCGATCCATAACTTCTGCAAACTCATATGCATCTTGTCCAGCCGAGCTTTCCACTAGATTAATTAATGCATCGTGGTAGATATCTGGTAGATTTTCTGTTGGGACAATTAAGCATGAACTTGATTCTCCAGGCAACGTGCGATAAGCTATCAAACATTTTTTGTTTGTAGCTTTTACACGGCCTACATGTTTTAGTTCAGCCATATTATGCCCCTGTCACAGCATTAGCGGCGGCTTGTGCGGCCTGCTGACCTGCTGGGGTTTGTGCGGCTTGTTTTGATACTGTATTTAAAAATGTTTCTAATTTAGTATATGTCTGTCCCACTGCTACCATTTCGTTTGGCTTGAAAGCGCCACGTGAACTGGCAATATCAATAATAACTTTCATTGCGTTTAAGTCATTAATTGTTAGATCAGTTGAATTCTGTTCGGCAGTTGGTGCAGTACCGTTTTGTTGTACGTCGTCGGTCATGTGTATCTCCTTTAATAAAGTACATAATTAATTATCTATATTGAAGATGCGGGCATGCAATTGTGAAAAAACTTAATTCCTTTTCGCTTTCGAATCCAACTTTAGTTACATATACTATAGTATTGGTACTATCTAGTGAAATGCCCTGTCCTATGTAATATCTATTGTTTAAATTTGTTTTAATCCAACTATTGATATTTTTAATCAGGCTTGGGTTATATCGATCTAACGTGGTATATTTAAAATGCGGACAAGCAAACTCAACCCTCCGTAAATTGAAATAATTTAAAGGGTTGGGCTTGCCCGTTTTTAATGCCATTATGCTGGTACCTTAGCTTCTTCGTAATAAGCATATTCTCCAAATGATGGTACAATGCTGTTATTACCATGAATAATAAACACAGTATCACAGTAGTTTTCATCACCCCATGATCCCCAAGGATAACCGTCTGTGAACATGATAAACTTCTTAGGCTGAATATCATTTTCTTTCATGTATTCCCAGTTAGCATCAAATTCAGTTCCGCCACCACCCATAGGTTCGTAGTAGTCAAATTCATCAATGCTGTAACCGTCATAGTCAGCTTCATTATAAACTTTAGTATCAAAGCACCACACTTTAATTTTAAAGTCTTTGTATTCTTGCATAATACCTTTGATCTCACTCAAAAAGTCTTTAGCTTGTTCGTCGCCGATTGAACCTGACATATCAATTGCTACACAAATATCGATTGTTTCATCAAATTGTGTACCCGGGAGAATTGCACTCATATGCCAGCCTTTGCGATTAGGACGCATAAAACTGTAGTCATTTTTAATAGTGCTCTGAATTTGTTGACGCAAAATTTCACGCCAGTTCATTTTAGGTTCAGTAAGATCCTTAATCATGCGTTGTACGCTAGCAGGAGTATTTCCTGCACCCGCGGCCTGTGCGGCCTGCATTGTAGCTTCGCGAATTTCATCACGAATTTGTTTCAATTCTTCTTTAGTGTAACTGGGTTTATTGCCCTTGCCATCTTTATCGCCCCAGTCAATATGATCGTCTAGTAATTGGCCAAGTGCATCAAGTTCTTTTTCGTCCATCTCGTCAAAGATTTTATCGTAAACTTCTTCAGCACCCATGCCGTAGTATTTTGGATCATGGAAGATTTTAATACCTTCAATATT